TTGCTGGAATATTTCTATTTGCATTATAACTAATAAGTCTTGCTAAACGGAGAATACTCTCTCTACGATCAGCAGTTTCAATAAAATTTTCTCTAGCATTTAAGTCTGTACGGAAAGCAAGGTTTTGGCCTAAAAATGCAATAAGGTCGATAAGTGCAAGATACTCACTGGACTCTATGTAGTCGTTAAAGTCTTCAGGATAGTTTTCACGAATATATGTAATCATAGTTCTGCGAAGATTATCAAAGTCGTAACTTTGGAAATCTGCGTATCTAAAACTTTGATATATTGTTTTCCAGTCTTCTGCTAGTAGAAGTCTATTTTGCCTATCGGTCGTTGACATTCGCTGTTCCTCACTTTATAGTATATTTACCTGAAGTAAAAAACTGCGTACTTTAAATTAATCCGTTGTCTTGATCAAACTTTATACGCATACTTTCGCTGATGCTATAAGGAATATAAGTTAGAGAACAATCAATCTGTATGCCACTTTCGTAACTATCAACGATTACACTGTCAACATTAACTCGTGGGTCAAAGTTGACTATCTCTGTTACGTCTTCAATGATAAGCTGTTTTAGGTCATCAGTAAATGGTTCAAATAATATATCCCATATGATAGTTCCAAACTCTGGATTTTCAAGTTTTTCGCCTTGACGAATGTGAAAATGATTTATAATATCTTGTTTAATTATACTAATATCGTATAAGTTAAATCCTTTAGGATTAGCTACTGTGCTAACTCCTCTGTATTGTTTAGAAACTACAGGAGGGTTATCAATGTCATTTGATACTGTTACATTTTTGTATAAAGGTTTTTCATTTGTGGCCATAACGTATTTATCCTACTGTCATATAGTTAAATGCGGCTTGACTTTCGGCGGGTAATTTTAATAGTTCGGTTGACCTGTTACTAGGATTCAACTCTACTATTCTATCAAAGTCATATGATCCTATTTTAAATACTTGTCCGTCTACTACAATGCCTAGTATTGTATCTTCTTTTGCTTTTTCTTCAACACTTACTCCAAACCCGTTGTTCTTTTTAACAAGTTTAGTTCTAAACTTTTTAGCACAACGCTTACAAGCAGTTGCCATATTTGCAAATGCAGGATCATTTGTTGTTTTAAATGTTTTTTTATCTATTTGTTTGGCTAAACTTGCCATATTATTAAGTTGTCCTACTGGATTTTCTTTGAATATAATATCTTTAGCTATTTGTTTACCTGCTTTGCTAGTAATATTTGGTTTGTTAAATATTTTTCCAACCAAGTTTGCTCCTACGTTTGCAGCAGCGCCGGACAATATATCTTGTAAGCCAGTTGGTAATCCGTTTACTGCTCCTGAAAGGTTTTTTGTAAAGTCTCCTATTCCTCTACTGAACTGATCAAACACAGGACCTACACCTGGAATACCAGAAATAGCTGCTCCTAATCCGCTGGCTAGTTTTCCTGCCATATCTCCTAATGCACCCGATACTGCTCCAAGTGCATTTCCAATAGCGCCATCAATAGCACCTAATGCACTTCCTAATGCACCAGACAATCCTGTACTTGATAGCAAATCTCCCATTACACCAGGAAGTTTTCCTAATAACCCACCAAGGAAAGATCCTGCTATACTACTTAATCCGCCTTGAACACCTTGTAAGAAACTATCTGCTATATATTCAACTGCATTAGTAGTTGTATCTTGTATTTCAGTTCTAACTTCTGCTGGATTAGCTGCGTTTGTGCCGCCTGCATACGTATCGACTACTACTTCTTCTCCGGCTGCATTATTTCCAGTGCGTTGTGCAGCAATTTCAGGAGTGTTTCCGGCTGCAAGAATAGTAGGACTAACAAATCCTAAATTTTCAACAAATGCTGCTGAGTTTCCTGCTAGTTTTCCTGCTAATGTTCCAAATACTGCGCCTGCGGCGCCTTGTAGTGCTCCTTCGAGATTGCCCTCGGCTATACCGCCAGCTATACCGCCAACAAGTGCTACTGTAGGCAAAGGTGCGTTAGCAATTGCCTGATTTATTCCTTGTACTCCTCGAGATATTGATTCCCTAATAATAGGATCAACTAACTGCGAGTTGTTTATTGCAAATGCTACCATAATGCCCTCCTAGTAGTATTTATAAGTCGTTCATTAGAGTTCGATCTGTATGAACAGGGCGTTCGTCCATATGCACGTCTTGACTTTCTGTATCAACTGCTTCAGTTTTATCAGGTGCTGTTTCTATTGGGTTCCAGTTTTCGTGTCCATTCCAAGGCTCGTGTTGCGGAACACGTTGCGGAAACTTTGCTTTAACTGCATCTGCGGCTGCTTCTGCTGCTGGCCCATTAAGATTGATATCGCCTCCAGAGATTGTTGTATTTGCTGCTCCGATAGAAAAGTTTCCTCCGGCAGTGTTTTTAAATGCGCCGCCACTTTTGATGTTCATTTCTGCGCCGGCTGAGATATTTCCATTGGCACCAACTTTTATTTCCATATTTCCAGCAGCACTTTGATGTATACTTCCATTTACAATCATATTAATGTTTCTACCAGCTTCAAAGTTAATATCTCTATCAGCAACAAAGTTAAAATCTGTTTCAGTGTGAAAACTAATACTATCTTTAGCATAAACATCAAGTTTGCCGTTGCTTGTCATTTCTATCCAAGCGGTTCCTCTGCTATTATTAATATATATTAGATCTTCGCTGGTGTTAATCATTATTTGCGCACCAGTGCGTGTTCTAAAGCGTATCATTTCGTTTGCAGGTCTAGTCACATCGCCGCCGGCTTCACTAGATTCTTTGTTTAGGTATTTGTAGGGAGTATCTTCAGGCGAACCTTCTCTTATAAGTTTATCATCGCCGTCATCAATGACAAAGCTACTACTGCCTAAGCGACTTACATGTACTGTTGCTTGGCTTTCTTTTATACCTATTCTTCCTTGCGGTGAACCTCCACGCTTGTCGACAGGGCCTGGACTACTTAATCCAACCACTGCACTTGGAAATTCACGTTGCGCACTACTAGTTGTTATTCCTCTGATATCATCTTCAACTAATCCTTGCTCTTTTAGAGACGCAATAAAATCTTCGTTGATAGGTCTTTTGTATTTTACAGGATTATTAGTTTGTATTTTTGTTATTTTTTTATTATATTCTCCAGCTGGTAGTTTTTTACCTTTTAGTTCTGTTGGAACTGGGCCGCTAGTTTGTTCAGTACTAGGTTGTCCACCAGGTAACATAAATGTCATACCTCTTTCAGGTACACATCCAAACCAATACCCAAAATCTCTACTTCCTTCAACAAATGTACACAACACCAATGTTCCAGGATCTGGAGGAATAGCCCAAAACCCATAACTTTTTTGTGTGTTTGAATATGTGTCGTTTTTTCCTAAATGCTGCGCTCCTGTAACTCCATAAAATGGACTTGCATAGTAGACTATTGAAGTTTGTCCTAATGTTTCGCCTGCTGTGCCTGCTTCGCTTATTTTTAGAAGCTCAACTTCTAATGCTCCAAGATATAAAGGATCAGCATGTTTGATAACTCTAGCCAAATAAGTGCCTGGTGTTGAATCATTTTGACCACTATCAACTGATCTTGTTTGTTCTGCTTTTATTGGTCCGTTGTTTTGCATTTAACTATTAAATCCTGTGTTTACTTGACTTGCTCTATTAGCATCTTTTACTTTATTTGCTTGATCTGAAGTTCCTGATGTATTTGTATCTTCGGGTTGTCCTCGTCTTCTTAGTAGTGTAAGCTCTTGTGTAAACATATTTCGTTGAATTTTGTTTTCAATAGCAGTTACTCTATATAATCCATTAAACTGAGATACAGGAACTGTATCTTCTGGATAAATCATTCCTCCAGTATCTGGATTGTAATCTATTGGAGTTCTAAAGTTTAATATAACATCAACTTCACTACGTTGATAATCAACTTGTCCTCCAGCAGTAGTGTTTAAATCGCCAGCTTCGTCGGTCCAGTTACCCATACCACTGTCAACTATAAAATAAGGATCTCCAAATATTTCAAGTTTAACTTCAACTAAGTCAACACTACCGTTTCCTAGTATTTGATCGTGAAATTTACGTGCCCATCTTATTTTACTATTATCAATACCAGCTCCGCCGCCACCTTGGGTGCTACTAGAGTTTACAAATCCTTGTGTAGCTAACCCAGTTGAGCTATTTGCTCCCGAAGGTTGAATATTTAATCCTAACTGAGAAGGCTTTGTCTGAGTAAGATTAAACTGTGTTCCTCCAGTTTTTGCATCAATACTTAGTTGTCCACTATCGGGTTGTATAAACTGAAAAAATGCTGCTTTGAAGCTTATATCAAACCTAACAATATCAGTATTTTCTCCACTATAAATGTAATTGTACTCTTTTTTTGCATTTTGTCTTAGGCTGTTGTAGTCTACACCTGCTGCTCCAGCGTTTTGAAAGTGACTACTATGTACTTTATACTCTACAACTTTGTAATGATTTACTTTTGCATCTTCTCCAAACACATTTTCTTGTTGTGCATTTGGTTTTAGGTAACTTTCTGCATCTATTCTAAACCACGGAACCATTCCGTTTTCATCAGGCGCTCTTTCTTTTATAGATTTGCCCCAATCGCTTGTTAATATTACATCTTCAATTATTTTTAGTATCGATGTTCCAGAACCATAGTTGAAAACTCTTTCATCATTACTGACAGTATTCTTAGCACGAGTCATAACTTTATTTCTCTTGTCATAAACTTGCCCTGTTTGAGGCATTGGCACTGTTCCGCTTTCTTCTGCTCCTGAAATAATTCTTGCAGAGCCAAGATTATTTAAACTAGCAGGATCCTGTGCTATTGATGATAACTTTTCTCCGATACTACTTTTTGTTAATACCTGGCCTGTAATCATACTCAAGAATGCTTCAAAGTTTTGCGGTGCTTGCGCTCCTAAAAATCCACTAATGTTTTCAAAAAGTCCTTGTATGTTTCCTGATTTAAAATTTGATAATAACCCTCCAAGACTTTTATCAAGTCCGCCTGCTATTCCTCCTAATACATCATTAAAACTATCTTTTAAACTGTTGCCGCCAAGTACTCCGCCTACAACGCCTCCTACAACACCAGCTGCTACTGCACCAAATATTTTTCCGCCTTTGCCGCCACCGCCTCCGCCGCCTCCGCCGCTGCGAGACGCAGTAGTAGCGCCTGCATCGCTTGTATTCGGTATTCTTGAAGGATTACCAGAAGACGCAATATCTTTTGGAAATGTAATAACTATTTCTGATGCTTCTGCTATTTGATTTGCTTTTCGAAGTTCTTCATAATGTCCATTAATAATAGTTGTTAAACTTTGTTCGCCACTTTGTAGTAGTTTTTCAACAGTATTGCCTGTTAGTGCTATATCAACTGGACTTGATGTTGCATCATCAAGATATGCTTGTTCATTCCATGGCAATGCTTCAACTGTATATGTTGTACCACCTTGGTTTACTTCAAACTCTATGTTTGTTAGTTTAATAGGAACATCTCTACGAAGATTTAATCCTGATTCTGTAACAATAACATCTCCATCGTCGTCATATCCAATAAACTCCATTGATAACATAAATGGAGCGTTAGCATAGTTCTGAAATCCACTCATAGTTGCAGCTATTTGACAAGTTTGTAAGAATAATCCCATACTATATGGTTCTTCAACTGTAAAAGTTATAAATGTAGCGTTTGTACTACGTGATTTTGAGTTTGGAACACATAATGCTTCGATATTAACATTATCAATAAAATATTCTAGCTTGCCGCCAATAATATCTTCGTATTCAGTTGTGACTTTGTTGTCGCCGGCGCCGCCGCCGCTTCTAAGAATAACATTTTGAGGACCGTATGCTCTATAGGTTTCATTAGGTACAGCAATCTCATCTCTTGTCAAACAAGACATTGTAAATATAGTATTGAAACTAGAAAACTGATGTAGACTGTTTGTTTCTATAGACATTAGATTCCTAACTCTGTTTTTAACTTAGATTTTTTAGGTAAAAATATTTTAGTGCCTGCTTCAAAGTCAAACACAGGATCTTTTATTATATCCATGTTTCTTTGAGCAAAAACCCACCATAACTTTGGCGTATTATACAAATCGTATGCTAGTAAATCAGGACGATGCGAATATTGAGGTTCAATAGTATAAAGAATATCATCATCTTCTGCTGGCACGGGTCTAATAGAGAAAATACCTAACTCTCCAGTACTTGTAAGTTTTGTGTTTCCATAAGGACTAGTTTTTCCGTAGTTTGCCATTAGATAAATCCTTTATTTGCTATATTACCATTAATAAACTGATCCATATTAAAACTTGACACTTTGCTTCTGCTGTATGTTGGTTTTAATGTTAAACTTAATGAACTCATTGTCGGAACCATTTGATATGTTGATGAATATTCTCCAAATGATCCTGTGTTTACTTTAATATAATCAATTTCATCAGCTAAATCAAATGTAAACTGTGTAACCACAGTAGGAACATTATTTAAAACATAATCTCCATATCCACTTAGTTTTACAACAGGCGGAGGAGATCCTTTTTCGCTACTTTCGCCATAAAACATCTTAGTTAAACTTCTAAACAGATGAACACAAGCAACCCAATACATTCCGTCTTGTTCAGACTGCACTGGAAATCTTCCAACGATGCTTATATCTTCATGCCTACTATTAACATACTGAGGAAAAGGATAATTACTATGTGTAGGAGACATTTCATCGTAGTTTGCTACTGTTACAAGACTTATTGTTGGCGTAACTGGAAAAACAGCATACCAATCTGTTTGTGCTAAAGGAGCTAGTATAGGACTGTATCTATAAGTAGATAATGTAGGAACTTTTATTTTAACTCGCCAATCTGGAACTGAATCGTTGGTTGGAGCAAAACGTGCAGTTGTTGCTGAACCTCTATCCGGCTCAGCACCTGGTGGTAATAATCTCGATCGTAT